TTCCTGTCGTATAGTTTAAGACCTCTTTGTACAGGATCAGAGTCCGTGTATATCTCAGGGTCTAAGTCTACTTTTAAAGTGTTAACAGGAAGAGTAATCTTNCTTGTAACCGAATCAGGAACAAGTGGGTAATCATACTCTGTGTTATAATGCCAACCTTCTGATTGGACNGCTTTACTGGTTTCGTCTAACACATGAGCTGCTTGTGTAACGGTTACAGGAACACTAGTTCCGCTTAAAGTATTAACAGGTGATTCTCCTATTACAGAGATCATTATGTTTACCGCTTCCAGTTTAGTTGTCAGTGCCATAGCTTAATAAATAAAAATATCAGTGAAGGGGAGCGGAACAAATCCAAACCTCCCCAACACCGAAGAGAGAATCCTAAGTTAGGAAACAAGTTCGATAGCACACTCAGGACGGAGGATTCCGTGTCCCATAGCATACTTAGCAACGAACAATGTACCTTGACGCTCAATCTGATACTCAGACTCAGTAGCAAGATCAAGTAACTTAACCGTTCCAACAGCTGCGGAATGTCCTACTATACCTAAGCTATTACGGAAGTCACCGTTGTATCCTACTCCACTGCCACCAAACAAGTCATTATTAGAAGCACCGTCTCCAGTAGAAACNGCTGACAAGTCAGTTGATGGAATGTGAGTTGACTTATAGATTGTGATACCAGCAACTTGTGCGATACTACCTGAAGCAAGACTTCCTGAACCTCCTACATCTTTATTAGCAGCAGAAGTATTGATAGCAACTGCACCACTACCTCCTGTAATAAGTTTGTAGTATTCACTGGGACGAAGGACAGCAAAGCGTCCGTCACCAGGAATATCGTTCTCGTCAAGCTTTTGAGCAGCTGTGAACAAGGCAGTAATTAACTCTGCACCAGTAGTAGCAGCTGGAGTACCAGGAGTATTTCCTGCACTGAAGTCATTATTAGCTACATCAAGTTGTCCACCTGTCTTACCACCAGTGATAACAGCAGAGCTACGAGCAGCAGCAATGAATGTTTTGGCGATAGCGGTATCAAAACGAAGTGCAAGAGCCTTACCTAACTCGTTAGCGTAAACTGAACGAATATCGTAGTGATTCTTTACATCATCAATGTTAGCTAAGAAAGTAGAAGCAACAAGCATCTTATCGATAGTTATTGTCTGTTCAGCTTTCTTAATGTCGCTGAGGTATGTGCTACTAGAACCACCTTCTTCAGCGATGTTCTCGCCTGGTGTGTGGTAGTTAGCTGTTGCAATACCTGTTACTGGGAACTGAGCGGATTTACCGTTCTCAATTGTACGAATAGTGTGTAAGGGTTTAAAAACATTGGACTCCTCAAAGGTTTGTAGAATTTCTCCACTGAACTTTTTAAGAAACAACGCATCCACATCTCCTGCGGAATTAACCTGACCTACACGACTGGGGTCTGTTATACCTTCTCCTGCCATAATATATGATCTCCTATTTTAAGTTTATAATTGTGTATGTATTTGTTGTGACTTTCGTTATAACTTTTGATCGAGATTGTCCACCGCAGTGGGTCTTGACATTAGTCGTACTAATTGTCGTTTAAAGTAAATTAAGTATTATAATTCCACTTAAACACAGAACAGTCAAGACAATAGCCTTTTCCTTTTTTGTCAGTGAGTTATATAATTTTATTAGTTTATTCATTTCTGTTGTGATTTATTGTGAACATAACGAGTGTAAATTAAAGGAACTACATTCCAAAGAATAACACCTACAAGACATAGTTTCAAGAAACCATATACTTCATCTAACATAGAGTCAAAGAATCCGTCATCCATCTTTTCATCTAATTGTTGTTGTACAAGTTTTTGCACATCTCCTTCAGATATAGCTTTTACTTTGTTGGCTAATCCCNTGTTTTCTTCCATCAACTTAGCACCTTCTCCTACTCCCCATCCAAGGGCAGCACCACCAGCAGCAGCACCAGGACCACCAAGACTACCAACAGTTGCTCCACCTACACTCCCTGCTAACGGATAAAAAGAAGCCTTGGAACATCCCCCAAAAAGAACCAGAACCAACACTGGCAAGAAAAAANGAGGAGTCCAAGGCTTCATCACATGAACCTACCCAATAAAATTATAGATAATTCTGACTTACTGCAATGCGTCTGTCAATCTCTTCGTGATAACTTTTGTCACCACTTTTGTATCGAGGATCAGACATTGCACGAGCAAGTTCCTGATTAGATTTAAAAGGCATTGTAGATGAACCATTTACAGCACCTTGTACAAGTTTAGGACTAACTCCATTTTCTGCTTTAAATTGTGCGTATAATCCTTTAGAAGCAAGTTTAGCTTGTTCAACTGAACCGTTTTGTACGATTTCATCAAAAGTATCTATCTCTTCAGGAGATAAATTATCAGCAGCCCACTCTGCCATTTGATCCCAATTACCTTCAGCAACAGACTTAATAACACCTTCTTCACTTTGTTGAAGTGCTTGTTGACCAGCAGCGTAGCTATCTACTAACTCTTTCGGTAACCCAACTTCAGCAAGATTCTTATAGGTCTCTTCAGATATAACACCGTCATTCTCAAAGAACTCTTTACTAGCTTCCACAATAACATCATTAGTATTCGTATCTTCCGTAGTGGTGTCATCTGGTTGTTCTTCTTCATTGGTTGTTTCTCCTTCTTGTTCCTGTTCTTGTTCATTATTAGCCCCTGCTCCCATTTTCTTTTCAAGTTCGCTATAGGCATTAGCCATGTCCTCAGCACTTTTAAATTTTTCAGGTAACCAATCAGGTCTATCCTCTTGCGTTTCTTGTGCTTGCTCTTCAGGTACTGCCTCAACAGCTTCTTCCGACTCAGGGTCAATCTCCTGTGGTGCTTTCTCATTTATCTCTACTCGGTGTAACTCAGCCATATCTCTCTATTCTTCTTGTGGTTTTTGTGAAGCCATGTACTGCTCCTGTGCAGCATTGATAGCAGGTGCTACAGCAGGTCCACCCAACTTCATCATCATCTCTTGTTGTTGGGCTTGCTGCATAGCTTGTTGAATTTCTTCGTTTGACTTAATTAATCCTTCAGTCTCGATGCCTAACGCTGTGGCTCTTCTTTTGAAGTAGTCAGATACATTAACATACTGTGCAACTGCTTGAGGACCAACGATTTGATTAGCCCCTGCTAGGAATAGATCAAGCTTCTGTAAATCATTACCTCGTCCTAGTGCTTCAACACCAGTAACAATAGTAGGTTTAACAATGTCTTTAGGTAGCTTAGGAAGTCTTCCTTCTTTACCCATCCTTGCCATTAACCTAGTAACAACAGGCATTTGAAACTCTTGTGATAACAAAGAATAAAGACCACCAAGTGCAGCTTCCAACTCCTGAGATAACATTCTTATCTCCTCTGCTGTTACTCGTTCTGCATCTCTGACTACACCACTGTTAAGCAGGAAAGCTTGAGATAGTCTATCACTTATCCCATTCATTACTCCTTGTGCTGTACGAAAGTCATTGAACTTGTTAAGTTGTAACACAGATACATCCCCATCAGACCCTTGTACAATTGCACCATTAGGAGATTCAGATAAAGTCTTAGCTCTGGTTGTACCGTTAGGATTAACCATAAACAAGACCTTAGCTGCTGCTGCACTTCCTTCTACGATAGCTTTAGTCAAAGCTTCTAGAGATTTAAGATCACCTATATACTCTTCTACAAACCCACGACCATAGTCTTCGCCATCTATCCTGGTATATCTAAGAGGTAAGAAGGGAGTCTTTTCAACAGGATACCTACCCTTTGACTCTTCTATAACAATCCCTTTTACATCTTGTTGCACTACAAATTCATTTCCTTCCCTAACTACAGAGGTATATAGATCACAACTATTTTCTTTTTCTTGACGATATACCTCTTCTCTTACAGACTCAGGTAGCATCATCGGAGCAACGGTCTCTTTGATGGCTATGTGTGTTACATTACCCATTGGGTCTCTTTTAACACAGTACCTATCAAGCCTAAATACTCTCATCCCACCGTCATCTGGTAAGTATAATAAAGTATTACCTGTGACTAATAGATTCTTTAACGCTTCAAATACTCCTACTCTAAATGCTTCAACTTCTACTTCTTGAGATACACTTCGCTCTACATCTGCTAAAGCTTTCTCTAAGTCAGATCGTAGTTGCTCTCCTCCCTCTGGTCCTAATTCCTGTTTTGCTTTATCTAATTCATACCTGTCTATAACAAGACGAAAGAACGGTGCGTTAGGTGGTAACAATGCTAACAAAAGCTTAGATGCTAGATTGTTAACTCCTCTAGCTCCTACTCCTTGATATGGTGTGTAATACTTAGTAGAATAACTATGCCCATCAGGTGGCATTATGTAAGGAATGGTTAACTCAGATGAGGTACGACCTCTATCCAAGAAAGACCACCTTTGGTTCTCTAAAGAGTGGTATAGACCTTGAGCTGTTTCATGCATGAGTTAAAGAGGTTTTTCAGAAGTCCACTCGTCACCACTTAAAACTGCGAGTATCTCTGAATGTGTATAAGTATGTTTACCGTAAAGAAAACGAGGTTTCGCACCTTCATACTTAACAAAAGTTTGACTACCATCAATTGAAAATTTAAGGGTACTTTCGCTTGTTTCCTCGACCTTGCTAAAATCAACAGAGTCTACTTCGTCCGCATTGATTATTACATATTTTCTGCTCATAATAATTATTCAAATTAGCTTGGAACATCACTTGTAAAAGCTGCACCATTATTTAAAGTTGCGTTTTGTTTAGTCCCGCCAACTCCTTGCCCAACATCCGTTACAGTTGTACCCGCTCCTGAGTCTGAGTCACCCATTCGCCACCAAGCAGTAGGTTTAGTACTCAAAGTGTCAAGGTCGTGGGGAATACCACTGTTGTAAATTGTGGCTATGTCACCGCCAGCGGTTGACCCTGCACTTACACCACCGTCTGAAAGTGCGGACTGCCATAAAGCAAATTCATCCACAAATCCCTCGTATCTGTCATTAGCGAGACCAGGTTTTGAACCTGTGCCTACTCCCGAACCACCCATAGTGATACTTGTACCCGATCCAATTGATCCTACCGATTTTTTAACACCATTTAAATATATGTTTATATTAGTAGAATCGCGGACAACAACCCCATGGTTCCAAGCATTTAAATTTATGCCCGATCCTGTATAAAATCCACCACCTGCATAAAATTTATAGTTATTACTACTGTCAATAAATAGTCCCCATTCCGCTCC